GACACGGTTCCCACCCGCACGATATTCATTAACAATCGGTAAAGTTCGGCCGGTGTCATAATTCCTCTGCTAAGTCGTGATAAATCATTTCAATCAGTTTTAATTTCTCGTGCTCACTGAGTCCCAATAATCCACGTTGCGGGTAGCGGGTACGTGCCAGGGCGTTAATGCTGCCGGTCAATCCATACTGGTGCTGTCGGGCAATAGCGGCAGCCCTGCCCTGAAATCCCACGACCGCAGAATCTGCCGACGTGCGCATTTTTAGGAATCTGGCCGTTCTCAGGCGCTGAAACATCGGGTCACGCCGGGTTGTGGTTTTACGGGTTTCGCTGTGGTCAATCTCCAGATAGCGATCAATCTCGCTGCGATAGAACGACCGCACCGCGCTGCGGTCTTCATCAAAACCGGTTATCATTCGACCCCGACGGCCACGAGTTGCCCGCCAGTTTTTTAAGTGGCGGACACGCCCCCGATAAATAAAACGAATTCCCCGCTGAGAGCGCAGAATACGGCGGCGGCGTGGCTCATAGCCGGAACCATCCGCATTTTTCTGACTGCGGATGCGTTTTTGCTGGTCAGCACGGATCGCAGTTGCCAACTGACGCGCCAACCGGCTGCGATAACCTGACGTGGTTGTGGATAACAGGCGCTGTAATTCATTTTCCAGCGATAACAACAGACTATCCTGACTCATACCGTCACCTCTTGACTGATCAGCACATCCCACGCGGTCAGTAGGGGTGAATCCTGCGGCGGTTCGTCAATATGCGTCGGGATTAACTGCCCACTGTCTTTGCTGACAATCACGCGCTCAGAGGCAGGCAATGTAAACAGAATGTCTGCGGTGTCGTTGTTGAGCAAATCGACTTCAAAGCGAAAACCGTCTTTACGGCGGTCAGGATTAAACAATAAATCCGGCTGATGCAGCCGTGCCCATGCCAGTATGGGAATGCTGAGATTGTCCAGCGGGTTCGGATAATCGAGCGCCAGCACCTCCAATTGATATTGGTAGAGAAATGAGGCCGAATTTGATCCCGTGGCAATCAAATTACCTTTGGTGATGAATACCTCCAGCCGATCCGGATTCCGGTTAAAAAACGGCTCGTGTTTGACAATCATTTCACGTAACAAACCGGGCTTTATCATGGTTCACCTTTGACATTCTGCCGCCGCCCAATCCCTCAATCCGAGGAATTGGCGTTCGAGGGTTTCAAGTTCTCTGAGGAGACGTAAATAATCCGGTTCAGCGTCTTTCGCCAGTCGGGCGGGTCTTGCATCATCCACGCCGGCGGCGGCAGTGGTGCCGGTTGCTGGACAGTCGGCTTTGACGTACACGCGCTGAGTGCCAGCACGGAGGTCATCACTAAGACGGTCAATTTTTGCGTTGGCATGGGTCAGATCCTGTAAATGTTTGGCTTCCAATTCTGAAAGATGCTGGATTCGCTCCCGCTGATGGGCATTAATCGCGATTTGCGCCGACAGGGATTTGTTCAGCGATTGGCTTTCTTTTCGCAACTCAATATTGTCGTCAATCAGGTAATTACAGATAAAACCTATCAACGCAATCCCAATGAGCGAGTAAACCTGCAATTTCCAACTCATATCAGCTCAAACGCTTTTTCAAACGTTGCCCCAGAATAAGGCTGCTGGCCGTTCTCCATCCGGATCATAGCCTTAGCCAACGCGGTTATCGTGGCCTGATGGTCAACATCAACCACAGCATCACTGGCAATATTAACCATGCGGGCCACATCAGTAATATAGCGCTCAGTATCATTCTCATTCGGTGGTGCCCAGCGAGAAATAAACTGACGGAGGGTGCTATCACCGTACTTGCGCCTGTAGGTACGCAGAATTTTGAACATCGCCCTGATGCCCCATTCCGGCGCAATAAACTGGCAAAAATCCGCATCAGTCTGGCGCTCGCGCAAGCCCTGCCATTTATCCCCGTGGCGAATATTGCCCGGATTATGGTTGCGAATACCTCTACTCACGTGGTTTTCCTCCCAACCGTTTATTAATGGCGCGCACCGCGAATTCACGCAGTTTTTCCACACCAATAAAGCCGACGGCACCCCCCAGCGCCGGTGACACACTGCCCGGAATGCCGAACAGTTCCAGCCCGCTGGAGATACCCCACGACAGCGCCCCGCATAAGAGCGGTTCTACCCAGCGGTTACGGCGCTCAACACCGTCATAAATCAGGCGGCCATAGCAAATCAGTACGGCCAGGGCGGAGCCGGAAATCTGCGGCCATGAATGCTTAAGGCCATTGAGTAAATCGGCCCAGAGATCAGGTTGGTTGTCCATGTTGTTTAATCCCATAATTGAATAATGTCTTGATGAGGCAGCGGGGTGATATCCGGCAGTTCAACCCATTGACCGGCGGCCAGTTGGGTGCTCAGGCAGATATCAGGATTGGCCTCAAGCACTTGCTCAACGACACCTTGCGTGCGGCCATAGTGACGCCAGCACAACAAATCCACCGTATCCCCCTGAAATGCCCTGACCCGCATCAGACCAACTCCGCTATCATGCGATGCTGACCCAAAATATCCCGGATAGCGTTTTGCCCATCCCGTCGCAGGTCATCAATTTGTGTACTCAAGGCTTGAGCGTGCTTTTCCCCGTCGCGCGTGGTATCAATGTCACGGTAGTTTTCAATCAACAACGCCTTGGTGAAGCTGTACACCGCATGGCGATAGCGGAAAACATGCGCCGTGGTGTCATTGATAGCTGGAGAAGGCACGGTATCCAGCGATGTAACGCCGCTGGCTTCTTGCGCGTTCTGCCATACTGTCAGTTGCTGATTGACATACAGCACGGCGTCGGTCGTCATGTGCATTAAGCGCGCTGTGGTCACTGCCCCGCTCAGGCGCATTGATATACGCAGGTCAGCCAGCCGGATAATCGGCCAGAATGCCCCGGAATTAACGTTTACGCCGCCGTCATCGATATCGGTTGCGGGATCAATGGGACGGGGTTGTTTCGCTGCAACTAAGCTCATGATTTGTACCTGTTTGAGAAAAACGGCGGTGAACGGTAAAACGGACTGCGTTTAAAAACGGTTCGGCTTACCGTGCCGCCGGGCACGCGGGGTGCATTCGGTTAGCGTGAAGATTTGGTCTTCGACGCCGTTGTCTTGGTTTTGGTCTGAGTCGGCTTTTTCCCTGCTGCCGCTGGTTTCGAATTTTGGGGCGGAGTGTCATCCGAACTCGAACCCTCGGCCTTTTTTAATTCCCGTGTCAGGGTTTCAATGTCTTTTTTCACCCCGATATTGGCGAACAAGATCAATGCCTGCTGCATCAGGAATAAGGCGCGCTCTTTGTCTGACCGTTGCTCACTGCGGCGCAGGGTGTACGCCAGTGTTTTAAACAGCTTGGCTTTTACCTGATTTGGCATGTCCACCGGTTCAACCAATTCAGCCAGTCGTTCCAGTATCGCCAACGGTAGGAGTTCAAGCGTGTCACTATCGGCGGCAAAAATCGTTAAGGCCTTATCGCAAATTTCATCCACCAAGAGCGGCCCCACGGTGCGTTTATAGCGATCCGGTAACGGCAGGTTATGGCGAATGACATACTCGGCTAAATCCAGTGCGCGGTCATAATTGCCAATGTCCATCTGCCAAATCATGGCATGGGTTAGCACCTCGTCGGCCTGACCCGTGTCAGCGGTCAATACCCCATCAACCCAACCGTCATAACTCGCAATGACGTGGCGCTTGTAGTCAATTTTTCGCTCTGTCCCTTGCAGGTCAGATAACCGGGCCTGATCAATGCGCAAGCGGTGTAATACCTGCTCATACGCGGTCAGCGTTTCCGATGACATCGTTTCATCGCCACGGCGTGCGGCCATGACCCGTTGCCAATGCTCTTGTGCCGGTGTCAGCATGTTTTTCCCCTCGTGCGTGCCGGAATTTTCCGGCACCTTATCAGTGACTTATTCGCCGCTGCCCTCTGCGCCCGCAAACGAAATATCTTCAATCAGGCAACTCAGGCCATAATCTTCAATCACATAACCGTCATTACTCTGCGCATAGGTCGCAATGCGGTTGTATTCCGGCTCGTTCTTGATATAGCGGTTGTATTTCCCTTTTTGCCAGTAAAGAGACAGGTTTTTCAGTGTCGTGATGAGGATTGCCCCATCCGGGAAAAACGGCACGCGAAATACAGGTAATCCGCCCAGTGTGCTGAGCTTCATCAACTCATTGCCGGCCAACAGCTCCATGTTGGGATTATGCTGGCTGTGTTGGTTCAGTATCCTGAAATTCTTCTGTGTCGTCAGCCGTGAACCGGTGATGGCAATCAAGCCGGGGGCGTTCTGATGCCACGGATCCAGCAACGAGTTCACCGCGTCATAAACGGTTGCATCATAATTACCGTAATTGCCTTTTTTGATGATTTTTCCGTCTTCATCGCGACTGGTGATAGTAATGCCTTTCATCACGCGCTGCGGGGCGTTGTTGCGCAGGTGTTGCAACCAGCCGATATTGACATCCTGCAACAACGGGCTTTTCTCGCGATCAGACTTCACGGACACCGACGTGCCGTTAAAACCAATCATTAGCCGATCATTGGCCTCTTGCTGGACGATCTGCTGACTAATCAGTTGCTGAAATTCCGGGTGTCCGGCCCACGCATCAATTTGCGTATAGCCGATATAGGTATCAAAGTTCGTTTGTTCGCAACGATAGCGGGCGGCCTTTAAATCGTGGACACTGACCGGTTCGCGGCGTTCCGTGGTGGAAGTATTGCGGCTGGCAATCGTGCGATGGATACCGACACCAATTTTTTCCCCTTCCTGGTCAGTCACCCCGATGGAATTGATTTCTTTCAGAAAGGGGCTGGCTTCCATCTTGGCTTTTTCCAGCTTTTGTTGCACGCTGGGCGCAACCGTTAACTGGATATGGTCGCCTTCACGCTTAACCCCGCTTAATCTGCCTTGCTGATCAAGGTAGGACAGATAGTGTTGATGTCCTTCGTTACTGAGTGGCATGGGTAAAATTCCTGTAAATTAATATTCGGCCAAAAATTGGGTTGAACCGTCCGCGCGGGGGCGTTGGGTCGGTGAATCATCTTGCTGGCTAAGCTGGCTTTTCAGCGTGGACAGCTCATTTTCCAGCGTGGTGATTTTTTCCGACTGACTGGCGCAGAGGGCTTCTAGCTGGGACAGCTTTTGCACCTGATTGAGCGCTTCACCGCATTTTTCTGCGGTCAGCTGCACCATGTCGCGTAGGGTGTTGAGTTCCGCGTGGTTGTGCTCACGGTGCATTCCCAATGCCTTTTTCACGGACAATACGAACTTTTCACCGAGGGATTTATCCGCAGGTGGTTGTTCCGTGCTCTCCATCAGTTCACACAGGGTTTCCAATGAGGCCGATAAATAGCGGTCGTCGCTGTCCGGTAATCCGCGTTCCTGAACACTCAGCTTAATCAGCTCCGTGCCGACGGCTGCGGGGGTATCCGTGACAGCGATCCCGGTGAGGTATGCGCTATCGGTCTGCGGAAAGCGTGAATAAAATTCAATGCTGGAAAAAATCTTCTGCCCCGACTGGTTCAGCGCGAACAAGCCTGCATCTTTTTCCTCATCCAATTCCACCGTCACTTCCAGCGCTAACTTGCCCTGTAATGGCCCGTCTTTGACTTCATAGGCATTAGCGGATTTCACCAGCGCGTATTGGCGAAACACGCTGTCAGGAAACAAACTTTTGACATGTTCCAGATTCAAACGGGCAGCATACAGACGGGGATTATAGCTATCCGCCATCTGCTGGATCTGTTCACGGGTGACGGCAAAGCCGTTGAGCGTCATCCCTTCCGTACAGACCGTCAATTTAATGGTTTTTGGCATGGTCGCTTCTCCAACAAGCACCTGATTTGATAACGCTATATTCGCAATCTCTGCCGGCCGACTCAAAGCGTTCGATGTGTCACAGGTTGGCGACAGTGGGCCGCCGTAGCAGTACGTGCGCGGGCTGTGGGAAAGTGGGGGCATGATGATGACAGAACACGATCCCCGACAAATAGCCAAAAGTTTGTATTGGCAGGCATACAGCGTTGCGCAGATAGCAAAACGGCTGGGCGTCAGTACGAACACCATTTATTCATGGCGGCGGCGTGATAAATGGGATGAAGCGCACCCCGTGGCGCGGGTCAGCGACGACCTGCACGTAAAAATACTGCGGATACAGGCAAAAGACACCCTGACGCCGCATGATTTCAAGACGCTCGATTTTCTTTATCGCCAGTTAGAGCGCTTCGATAAACACGACGCCAAAAAGGAAGAAAAGAAAAAGGCCAAGGCGCCGAAAAACCACTTCAGCGACGAGCAAGTCAGTGAACTGCGGTCATTGGTCTATGACTCCCTGTATGAGTACCAGAAACGCTGGTACAAGCAGAAAGAGCGCCGTAACCGCATGATCCTTAAATCGCGGCAGATTGGCGCAACTTGGTATTTTGCCCGTGAAGCCCTGATCACGGCACTGGAAACCGGTAATAACCAGATATTTCTGTCGGCCAGCCGTTCTCAGGCACACCAGTTCAAAAAATTTATCCAGATAGTGGCCCGTCAGGTCGGTGTAGAACTCAAGGGCGGCGATGAAATTATTTTGTCCAACGGCACGACGCTCTATTTTCTTGGCACCTCAGCCGCCACCGCACAATCCTATACCGGTGATCTCTACTTTGATGAATTTTTCTGGGTCAGTAATTTTATGAACCTGCGCAAAGTAGCGGTGGGGAATGCGACACATATCGGCCTGCGGCGTACCTATTTCTCAACCCCCTCCAGTGAAGAGCATGAAGCCTACCCGTTCTGGACAGGGGAATTTTTCAATCAATCCCGTTCCAGTCAGAAACAATTCAGTATTGATATCAGCCATAGTGCATTACAAAACGGAATGCTGTGCGGGGATAGCATCTGGCGGCAGATTGTCACTATCCATGATGCCATCGCGTTGGGGCTGGATCGGGTTGATTTGGATGAAATTGAGGGTGAAAACAGCCCGGCCGATTTTGACAACCTGTACCGCTGTATCTTTGTGAAAAAAGGCGAACGCGCCTTTGACTATAACGGCCTGATTAGTTGCGGGGTTGACGGCTATAACGATGACGTTTGGCCGGATTGGAAACCTTACGCCTTGCGACCGTTGGGCAATAAGGGCGTGTATATCGGGGCTGACCCGACCGGCACAGGCGGTAATGGCGATGGTCTGGGGCTGGTTGTGATGTCACCGCCGGCCGTCAGCGGCGGTAAATGGCGGGTCATTGAATCGCTGCAATTTCGTGGCATGGCGTTTGAAAAACAGGCTGAGGAAATTCGCAGACTGACCGAACGTTATCATGTGCAGGGCATCACCATTGATGGCACGGGTGGCACCGGTGAAGCGGTGCATGAATTGGTCTGCAAGTTTTTCCCGGCCGCGACCCTGTTGAAATATTCCGCGCCATTAAAACGCATGTTGGTCATGAAAGCCCAAATGCTGATCCGCTCCGGCCGCTTTGAGTATGACGCTGGCATGAAACAGGTTGCCACCTCGTTTATGTCCATCAAGAAAATTATCACACAGGGCGGCATTGTAACTTATGACGCCGACCGAACCCGTGGCATTGATCACGGTGATATTGCCTGGGCCATTATGAATGTCCTGTATGGAGAACCGATATCCAGCGACTCCGGCGGGCATGGTTCTTTTGTAACGGAGTTTTAAACATGCACACCTTTTTACCGGCTGAGACCCAGCCTGATACAGTGAACGATCCCAGAGCAAACCTGCCTGACAATGCTGCCCAATGCGCGGCGTTTACTTTTGATACCCCCACGCCGATTGTCGGCGGCTGGGATTTGTTGGATTGCATGGAGTGTGCCAAAAATGGCCGCTGGTATGAAACCCCGATTGATTTTTTCGGGCTGGCGCGGGCGTTCTCGTCGGCGGTCTATCATCAATCGCCCCTGTTTTTTAAACGCAATGTAATCATGAGCTGCTTTCTGCCGCACCCGCTATTATCCCGGCAGGACATGGCCGCCTATGTGCTGGATTATCTGGTTTTCGGCAATGCCTATCTGGAACGGCGCACTAACCGACTGGGAGGATTGCTGGGGCTGAAACATGCGCCGGCCAAATACACGCGGCGGGGTGAACAACCCGGTCAATATTGGTTTGTGGAAAGCTGGAACAAAGAATTTGAATTCAGGCCAAACAGCGTGTTTCACCTGATGAATCCCGATATCCATCAGGAGGTTTACGGCCTGCCAGAGTATCTGGCGGGGCTGCTTTCCGCCAACCTGAACCGTTCGGCAACGGCGTTCAGGATGAACTACTACAATAACGGCAGCCATGCCGGGGTGATTGTGTATCTCACTGATCCCCTGACCGATGCCCAGGGCGTGGAAAATCTGCAAAACGCCCTGCAAAAATCCCGCCGCGATGGCGCATTTAAAAACCTGTTTGTCTATGCGGCCAACGGCAAGAAAGACGGGTTGCAAATTCTGCCGTTCAGTCAGATCAGTGCCAAGGATGAATTCGCTAACGTCAAGGAAGCAACCCGCGACGACCTGTTAGCCATGCACCGGGTGCCGCCGCAACTCATGAGCATTATGCCACCAGGCGGCGGCAACCTGGGGGACGTTGAGAAAACGGCGAAGGTGTTCGCCATCAACGAACTGAACCCCATCATGGAGAACCTAAAATCCGTCAATGACTGGGCAGGGCAAGAGGTTGTGAGGTTTTCCCCCTATGCCTTGCTGGAAGCGCTGAACGGCCAGTAAGAACTACCTCCATAACGGACACACCGCCGATTATTCTCACTCAATCGCGCGGTGTTCACTTTTCTTGCCTCCCCGCCTCCCATCCTGACCGACACGCCAAACGCCCCGCTACGCCCCATGGGGGCGCGGGGATGGCGCATTTTCGATTTTCGCGATATCCCCCAAAAAATGGATTTCTCCCCCACCCCCTGCGCGCGATTGCTCCCCCGCCTCGCCCGCACACAACAGGGGGGTGTTTTTGTGCAATCGTGCATCGGCGGGGAGACCTTGCCCGCACTGGCCTTATGCTGGGTTGGAATGTCAAGAAAAATTGTGCAATTTTGTGCAGAATTGTGATGCTATTTTACAGGCAAAAAATAACCCGCCAATACAGCGGGTCTATAAACAATATCGTGACATGTCACATCATCACAGTTTTACTTCATGCCAACCCCGCGTAGCCCAGCACGCAGCTTCACCCGAAAAACAACATTCAGCCACAGGAAGAGTATCACCACATTTTCCACACTGCCGCGTTGATAACACCTGCATTTGATTCTTTAATTCAGCATCATCTTTGTGGATCAGCAACGTCAGGTATTCAACCACTTCATAGGGATCACGCCCCGGCCGCCTCAGTGCGCAATTGCGTTTTAACATGTCCAGTTCTTGATTATCGAGCAGCAATTCTATTTTGGTCACGCCAGAATCCTTCTGGCGTTGACGCTGGGCGGCTTTACGTTCTGCGGGGGATTTCGCCATGGTGTTTATCCTCCTTATCACCAACGTGGATGAGGAAAACGGCACAAAAATAGTTCTTCAAAGTCCTTGCGTGACCATGCCTCCCTCAGCTGTTCTTTATCCCAGCGATTTTCAGCATCATCAAACAAGGTGACTATATCGAAAAAAGTAGGCGCACCCATGATACGATCCTGGGAAAAAAATTTTTTATAAGCCTCCTCGCCGTTATCCCCTGAACCTCTGGAGGAATAAAACGTTCTCTTCCATTGCTCATGCATTGATAGATCCAGTGCCAATTGCACCAACTGAACGGGATTATCCGACCAAGCCCATTCGGACACATAGACATCGCCACAGAGGGCAGCGACAGGGCTGTTTTCATGCACAAAGCGGATTTCAGCGCCATTACTGAGCGTGACTAACCGGATTTCTTCAGCATTTTCGGTTAAATACGCGTGTTGATCAGGGAAATACTGCGCGAGGTAGTGAACAAAAACCGGTAATAATTCCTTATTGGACATAAAAAACTTATTCCGCCCCGTGCGGCAGGCATCACTTAACGCTTCCAGCACGAAATAATAATCAGCGCCCGCCTGTCTGCATTTATGCAGAAAGCGATTACGGTGATGTTGATTGGATTTCCAACGCTTCTGCCAGACGAATAAATCCAGCACAAATTTACGGTTAATGTTGTAAACAATATCGAGAGTTAAATTTAAGGTGATGTTATTCATTTGCCCGCCTCTATCTGCATTAAAATTCGTTTCCCAATCCATGCCATCACAGGCACCGCCATTGAGTTACCGATTGCCCGATAGCGATGACCATCGGGGCAATCAGTCGCTGCTTTACCATTCCACGGGATTTGGGTGTGATTATCAGGAAAGCCCTGTAATCGCTCACATTCAACTGGTATTAGACGACGAACGGCATAACCATAATTCACACCGTGAACATCGGATACTGTCAGCGTGTAGGAAATTTCAGGATGATAACCCATGCCGTTACCGCCATTTTCCGGCGCCCGATTTATCATGTTGCCAGCTAGCGCAATCGCCACTAAATCCGTGGCGCTTTTATCATCCCGTGATCTGAGTGTTGATGAGATGTCATCTGCTTTATATTCCCCAAATGACAGCAGGCGATAGGTGGATATCAACCCGCTGCCGTGCTGAGAAAATATCTCCTGATTGCTCATTCCGATCCCGCCTATGTTATGGCTCTGATTTAAGGTCGGATGTGGATTTAACGCTGAATCCCAGTGACTACAGATAACAGCGCGGCTTCCAGCATGGGCGGTAACTGCTTTCCTCGCCGTTCTGCGCGGTTCAGAATGCCGGTGCACGCTGTTTTGTTCAAAAAGTACCGTGGCGGGACAGAAGTCTTTTCGAGCACTTGCGACAACAAACACACGACGGCGTCGTTGGGCCACTCCGAAATATTGAGCGTCGAGTACTCGCCAGGCGATGTCTCTTTGTGGCCCAGACACATAACCTGCGTTTGTCCATTTCTTCCCTGATGGCTGCAATGGTTCATCTTCTCCGGCAAGTCCTGCAAGAAAACAACCGAAGGCGTTATCTTTGCTGGAGAATACGCCCGGCACATTTTCCCAGACGATAATTGCAGGCTGTTCGCCGTTTGCTGCTCTGACTGAATCAATGACATTTGCCAACTCCACGAATGATAAGGTTAATTGCCCGCGTTCATCGCCCAGTCCATTGCGTAAACCTGCAATGCTGAACGCCTGACAGGGCGTCCCGCCGACCAGAATATCCGGCGCATCGGCCTGATTTTCAGCAATCAATGCAGGGATTTTTGTCATATCCCCCAAATTTCGGACAAGCGGCCAGTGATAGCGCAGCACCTCACCGGGGAATTTTTCGATTTCACTGAACCAAGCCGGGGATAAGCCGAGCGGTTCCCATGCCATACTGGCGGCTTCAATGCCGGAGCAAACCGAGCCGAAACGTATCATTTCTGGCTCTCCTGATCGCCAAATGTTTCTACATCAGTATCCAGTTCAATCCCTTTTATCGGAATAAATTGGAGTGGGCCGTTTTCCATCAAGCTCCCCAGGCAAAGCAGAGATAACAGCCGTTCCGTTTCCACCGGAATAAAACTGCCATCTGTCCATAACCTAAATTTCTGTTCACCAAGGTTAATGTGTCCCCCGATGATTAATGATTTCGCCATCAACCGGCTAAAATTCATCCCGATTGACTGGGCGTAATCGACTACTTTTTCAACTAAGTTCTCCCCCTCGTTGATCGTACGCTGACCCCCCGTACAGTTATTGACAGAACTCCAAGGGGCGGCGATGCCGCCAGATAAAGACAAACCCCCACCGCTGACAGTGTCGCTGTTTGCCTGTAACTTCGGCACTATCTGCCAACGGTGTTCACGGGTTGAAATAAAGGGATCGTTGATAAGATAAGGGGAGGTAATCCCCTGAATGCGTTGCGTGTCTTCGCCGTAAGGGCTGCCCCCCTCCACGCGCTCATAAGAAAGGCGTGCGGTCAGATCGCGACGGGCAACCAACGGGCCACCCTGAGCCTCAGTGTATTTGGCCCAATCGCCGGCATCAGCGGCGTCAATGACCTCGTCCAGCTTTTTAATATTCAGGCGGGTATCGCCCAAACGACGCAGCTCCCGCCAGACCGAAACCGGCGCACCGCCGATTTGCTGAAACTGACGGATACGCCAGCGACTCGCCCACGCTGAAACCGCTTTCGCCATGTCTTTGATGGATTCGCCCGTTTCACCGTCTTTCTCATCGTCCAGCGCGTAGCCGTCAATATTCTTTGAGATGTATTTAGCGATATAGCCCGTGGCGCTGCCTTTTTCCTTGTCGATAGGCTCAACATGAAAGCGGGCTTTGCAGGCGGCTTCGCTGTTCAGTTCAGCAGCGTCTTCCAGCATGGCATGATGGCGAATAATGTCGCGCATTTTTTCGACATGTTCAGGATGCATAAACAGCAGCATGTGCCAGTGGGGTGTCCCGTCATGGTGAGGTTCTACGACACGGAAACCAAAGACGCTGATGCCTTCACGGGCATACGCTGCGCGGATGCGGGCCCAGACATTGCACAGGTACTTTTGGGTATCTCGGGGATTAGCGCCGTCCCAGTTTTCCACGAAGCCCCCTTTGCTGTGTACCGCGTGGTATTTTGACGGGGCGGTCATGGTATAAAACTCACCGACAAAACCGCGCTCGTCGGCCAAATCCTCAAACCCCCGCATCCGCACCATCAATTCGCAACGGCGCACGGCTGGATTGGCGACACTGCCCAGTACCATGTCACTCAATGGCACCCGCTCACCGAGTTCATTTTCTAATTCAAATTCTTTAAGAAATTCCCAATTCTTGCGCTTCTGCTCTTTCCATTCACGCAGGGTATTGCGGGACACATAGGGTGAGGCGGATTTTTGTACCTGTCCGACGGCAATCGCCATATGCTCGGCACGAATATCCCGCATTCTTTTCAGGCGGCCATACCACCATTTATCAGACATCAGACGAAGAAGCCCGGCACATAACTGATCAACCGTCACTTTTCTGCCCTGGGTTAACGGCTGCCAGTAAGGGGGAACAGTCCCGGCCTGTTGGGCCAGTTTTGCCATTCTTTGGTAGACTTTCAGCAAACGTTGTTCAGCTTCGTCCTGATCATCCGGGGGCTGGTTGACATACTGCGCGGAAACCATTTCGTAGCTGTCGGTCATAAATTGGGAGACATCCCACGCCAGCTGCCTAATCTCTTTGCGTTCCAGCGTCACCAGACGCTCTAATTGTTCGATAAAAGGGAAGGGTGTTGCACCGGCAGCCTGATGCTTGAATTGATAACGTGCAAAGACTGTATTCAGCCGTGGTAATACATTCTCACCAATGGTCTTACGCAAAAACGCATTAGCACGACGGCGGCCATTGCGGCCGGATCCGGTATAGATTTTTTTATAACGGTTAGAAAAATACTTTGCCAGAAAATCAGGCATGACCCCGATAAACTGGCGGCGCCATTCATGATCGGCGGGATTGGTATCCCATAGCAGACGTTCAGCCATCGTTGCATCAGTGGGCAAACCCGGCTGAGCGTCTTCACGCTGGCGATGCATGAAGCGTATTGCATCGCTGTTGTGTTCCATTAGCTCACTCATTCGCAAACACCTGCATACACAGAACTGCATGCCTGATGTGAATTTTCTTCGGCCAACAAGTCAAATTGACGCCCCCCCCTAGAAGTCAGTGCCCAATCGCGATAGGTTTCGATGCCGTGTGTTTCTAAGGTCACGCAGTCGATACGACGTTCCCGTTTCACCGGGTCTTGATGGGATGGAAAGAAAGTGGAATTACCCCGACGTGAACAGGCCGCCACCATCCGTTCCCAACGGGCAACGCGGGCGATTTCATCCGGGAAGCGAGAAAATATTTCGGCCAGTTCAGATTTGCGGGCATGAATGCAGGGCATACAGCCCACACGTGAACAGCCTTGCTGATACAGAGGATTAGGTTTAATGCCGTGTTTTTTTGCCAGTGCGAAAACCTGCTCATGTGTCCATGACAAAATAGGGCGGTAAACAGACAATCCGGCAGTATCATCAATATCAGATTCCCATGCCGGCAATTTCGCCCGCTCCGGTGATTCCTGCGCCCTGACACCCTGCCATGAGATCACTTCATCAAATTCAGTGAGCAACGGCTGGATAACCTGCTCAGCAATGGGCTTATGCTTAAGCTCGAAAGTACAGAACCGGGCTTTTGTTGACGGGAAACGGCCCTTTAACATACACAGGTCGAGAAAGGGGTTATCCGTAGGAAATAAGACCTTGAGTGCGGCAATAATGCGCTTTTCTGCCTGTGCTTCAGTCATGCCACATTCGGCAACTAAACTGATCGGCCAACGGGTTTTGATAAACTCGCGCTTGTTTTTAATCTGGCGGGCAAAGTCCGCCTTTACCCGCTGAATTTTCCCCAGCCGGTTTTCCAGATAATCCAGATAGTCCATGGTTTGCGGGTGTTCATGCCCGGTATCGGCAAAGATAACAATGTGCTTTACGCCGTTCTCGATAGCCAATAACCACTGGGCCAGGCTATCTTTTCCCCCTGAAACAGAAATCACATTGATGGTGTTTTCCGCATGACACCGGATATCAATCATGACGTCTCTCCAACACCGCAATAATCTCTTTAACCGGCTGGCGGTTGCCATTGGCCGCAATGGAGCGCGGGGCGGCGATTTCATGAATGGTGAAACCGAGATCGGCATACAGTGTTTTGGCTTCAATCGAGTTAGAAACGGTAACAGGCACACCAAGATGCACATTCAGTGTGTATAAATCAGCGGCCAAGGCTTCATGGTCGGTTTGGGTAAAAGTGGATTGGTGATATTGGGTAAAGGCCCCGTTCTCGGTCAGATAAGGCGGATCGCAATAAACCACGTCGCCGTGGTCAACGAGTGTTAAGGTGTCCTGCCATTCCAGACAAGCAACCTTTGCCTTTCTCCATTTCTGATGAAATTCGCGGATTTCTTTTTCAGGAAAGTAAACTGTTTTGTGTTTCCCGTAGGGGACATTAAATTTTCCCTGTTGGTTATAGCGACAAAGCCCGTTATAGGCATGGCGATTTAAATAGAGGAACAGGAGCGATTTAAGGTACTCGCTGGTATAGGCGTCACCATTGAAACCGGCACGGCGGGAATAATAGATAGCCTGATGATTACTGTTTTCAAAATATTCTTTAGCATCCCGAATAAAGCGTTCGTCATCCCACAGAATGACTTGATAGAGCCTGATTAAATCCTGATTGATATCCGCAATAAAATACGCGTCATAGTTCGTATTCATCATCACCGCACAGGAACCGGCAAACGGTTCAACCAGCCGCTTACCCGCTGGCAAATGAGGCAGTAACTTATCCATAATACGGACTTTTGAGCCTGCCCATTTCAGAATGGTTTTATTTGCCATTACCCGCCCCCTCATAACAAAAATATTCAGGGGCTAATAATGAATACTCATAAAATGAAAAGTTGATTTCAAGGAGGGAGTCCAAGCTACTATGGAAATGATGAATTTCATTAATTCGGATAGTGATCCGTGGAAAAGTGTTATCAACACGATCGTTTTCGCCAACCAGAGAAAATAAAATAAAATCGCCTTTACTCGTGCTAGTCGGTAATGTTTTTTGACTAAAAATATTTTCAATGCCAACACTTTTTATGATAAAGAATTGGCTGATCCTTTCTGCATCGTTTAAATCAATACGTTTGTCGCAACCCGTATCGACACCAATACAGTGATTTTTATTATCTTTAATAATATCAAATCCTATTTTATCAATATTAACAAAATGAATTTGTCCCATTTCACACACTCCGATAATGTTTTATTTTCAGTTCAAAAACGTCTTGACAAGGGGTACAACGGGTCACGCCGGCGATAATCATCCGGCGTTCTTCGGGGATAGCGCGCCCGCACACTTCACATTCAAAGGCAGAGACACCAACAGGACGGTTAACATGGGCTGCTATCCGCTGCGCCAGTAATTCAGCGGCGCAGTCAAGCACGCAGTCGAGCTCCTTAGACATAGTTCCACTCCTGCGCCTGACGCTCGATATTCTCAATTTCCTCTTGCAGCAGGGCGGAACTGGCCGAATACGCCATCTCGTGATTTAAAATACGGGCGGCCAATTTCACCAAACGCACAGAATACAAATTCGCACAGTGCTGGCGTTCCTCTTTACGCACCGTCCTGATTAATTCTGCGATACCGTCGGTATCTGGATTTTTCGCTAAATATTTCGTTGCATAATTTTCTGTCATTTTGCTATTTCCTGTTTTTAGGCAATAAAAAGCCCTGACGGTCAAGCGTCATAAAAACGGTATTTTGTGTTTTTTAATTAAAAGGCGATGCTTTCAGGCATAAGAGACGCAACCGCTTTAAACTGAATAATGGCTTCTATAAATGCTTTTTTCTCATCGTAGGTAAAACTTTCATAAGGTGTACCGTATTTTGATTTAGGGAAGCCCGCTAAATGAAGAATGGAATGCAGAACGCGTTCATTGTTTCGAGATCGGTTATTGGTGCGGTCGCGCATGTTCTTAATAAATTCAGCAATCGCTTTATCACTGTTTTGTTTTAAAACACGGTTTTTTATTTGCGCTGTATTCAGCATGCCGTCAATTTTCTCATCCAGCGTCAAAATAACTGCGCGATATGGTTCAGTATTTGCCATTGTTTTACCCTCATAATAAGGACAATAACGGGGTTAATATTGTTGTCGCTAACCCGATTGAAACTAAAATCATGCCCAGAGAGCTGTCGTTCCGACCTTTGGTTTCCGTGGCCCTGGAGTGAAAATCATCCCCTGTCACCCGGAATTTATGTTGCATCCTCGTCAATTGGTTCATGTATCCGCCTGTATAATTGCTGGGCGCAACTCAACGCCCGTTGTTTTGAGTCGAACCGGCCATAACTATATTCACCGTCACTCACCTGATATTGACGCGCCAATCCATCCCGTTTGCGTAACGGGCGAATAAATAACGCACCGAACTTAATTTGACCGCCGTTTAATTCCACTGGTGTTGGCAAAATATTCATTTTTTATTACCTCATCGTTATTATGTTGCCGGTTTTTAGCCCTGTCCGGCGCAGGGTGTTGTGGTATAGTTCTGTTGCCCGTTGTTTCTTTGAACGGAGATACAGGCAAAAAACATCAACCACCCTATAGAAGGAGTTATCATGTCCTGCGAACAACAAATAAAAGAAAATTTAAAAGCACTTGAGTTAATACTCGATAATTTAGATTATTCTTCTGCTGAGTTAATCTCTTCTCGTGAAATAAACGAGATACAAGATTTATTCCTTAGTGTTGGTGCTAAACTCAGAGATAAATTGCCACCCGCCGGCATTGTAACGAATGTTATTATTGATACATTCTAAATACTCTTACCGGTATCTTTACTGATGCCGGTTATCTCTACTCTTTTCATACCTAAAGCACAAATAGCATCAAAAACAGATTGCAAATCTTCTGACAGGATTAAACAATTTTTATCACGATAATTGTTAATGACCCTGACTATACCGTGCATTAATTCCATTTTTTCAGAAGAGGTTAAAGGCTTAGCCTGATAGGTAAGACCGTACTTTTTTCCTTCGATAACTTTATTAACGGGTTCTGAATTCGAAGGAATATTTTGTTCTACAGGTTTATCCACCGACTGTTGAGCCTTTTGATTACTGTCAAACCAAGTGACAATTGTATCGATTTGGCGATTGTCTCTTCCGGTAGCATCCGTCAACGTAATTATTTCAATTCGTTTTATTTCTTGTTCACCAAATTTTTCAGAATATAAAGAACCGTTTCTTACAGATAAATTTAAATCCGAAGCATTGAACGAGGACTTAATTTCACCAGCTGGCTGTTGATTATTCTGATTGGAAAGATTTTCTTCCCCTTCATCATCACCACAAAGAGACGACAGATAATCATCCCAACCCGCACAGGAGGAACATTGCTGCAATTCCCCCTCACCCAGACGCACAGACCGGGACAGGTAATAATTATCCCCTGTTGCGATTTGCATATATTGCTCCAGCGTGTTCTGGATAAATTCCGGGGTAACGTCAATCTCATCTTTAACATCAAAAAAAACATCATGTAGACGATCCAGTATTGCAAATTGCAGGCTGCTACGTTCCCAAAGTGTTAATTTTTTCATTTTTTACCCTCTGCGTTTAATTAATGTTTCAGCTATTTTTGATAGCATCTTCCAGCATGGCGATCATATTGACCTGAATTTTTTCTTTACTGCTTTTTTTGGGGCGAATGATAATTTCTCCTCTATTCACCATTGCGCGGCAGGTGTTTTCAGGGATACCACTAAAATCAGAGTATTTCTTAATTGATACATACGGTGAAACAACATAATAATTAATAATAATGTTTTTCATCACTGTACCTGTTCAGTTTGAGCCTCAGCTTTTTCTTGCGCTGCTTGTTTACCTGCCAAGTAGTAAATGCGAGCCAGACTTGCTTTAGAGCGGTTTTCTTCGCGAGCAATTTCTTCTAACTCTGCATCTTCTTCTAAGGACAGCCGTAGTGCGACTTGCTTTGTAGAGATAACGCCCCTCGGCAATCGCGACCGTCGATCATGTCTATCTTGTGCCATAATGTTATATTGTGATCCACTAAGTTATGTTTACATTCATTGTTGATCACTATAGGTGTCAAGTCAACAAGGAGATTAAAAAATATGTACACTATAGGTTTCAGATTGAAAGAGGAGCGGACACGTTTGGGACTAAACCAAACTGACTTTGCTAACTTAGCGGGGTATTCTCGCGGTGCTCAAGCGTGTTATGAAAGAGATGAAAAAGTTCCGGGCGGAGCGTATCTACAAAAATTAGCGGAACATGGTTGTGACGTTCTATATATCTTAACAGGAAACAGGACGCCACAGACTCAAGTAACGATATCCAATGAAGAACAAACACTAATTGAGTATTACCGTGCTATGAGCGAAGAATCTCGCGCAAACATGAGAGCTGTAGGATCAGCTTTTGCACAATCAACACTTGATAGCCAAGTAAAAAATAGGTGATTATTCAAATTTAAACCATTTACATAGTTGACTATTATTTAGATTAACAATTGAAATTGTGATCTATGAATATGTTTCATATGTATCACAATGTTACATTACGCACCACTAACTACTTGTTTTTTTTACAATATTGATTAACATACAACCAATATAGAGGAGATATTTTAGTGAGCACAATGGGAAGCAGAATCACAAAGGAACGTAACCGTTTGAATATAAATCAATCAACCTTTGAAACTTTTATCGAATGTCCTCGTAACTCACTATGGCGTTACGAACAGGACGAAATTCCACTTGAAGGAACACACTTGCAAAGATTAGCCGCCATTGGCTTTGATGTAGCTTACATCCTCACAGGAAACAGAATACAGATAATGGATATCTCAATAGAAGAACAGGGAATAATTGAGCAATATCGCGCCATGACTGAGGCGTCGCGTTTAAAGCTACAGAAAGCTGGCAATAGTATTGCGTATGGGAGAAATAGAGAAAGCGTAAGGCTCAAATAACTACAGCTATTGCTACTTGGCTGTAGTTATTTGTACCTTATAGCTTTGTATATCTGCCGTTAAAAATTAAATAAGATGGAATTAAGTATTATGAAAATTAGTAAGTTTACTCTTGTAAGTACATTAATTGCTTTATCAGCGTTAACTACAAATGCTTTTGCAGATGATTCACTATCACTGGATGATAAAGGAGAATGGGAAATTCAGAAAAATAAATCTCCTATTGATGACTCTGAAAATATTCATTTATACATATATGCTGAAAAACCTATAAAAGGTATGTTTGGTAAGGTTATTCGGCCAACATTAAACTTTGTCTGTCGCGAAAATAAAACAGATGCCTTTATAACTTGGGATACTTATTTAGGTATTGATTCATCTGACATGATAACTAGAATTGACTCTAAAAAAGCAGTGACACGGGAAGTTTACATATCCACCGATAATAAAGCTGCATTTTTCCAAATGCCAGTTTCTATAATTAAAGAAATGTCTAATAGTCAAAAACTTTACGCACAAATTATACCTTACGGAGAAAGCCCTGTTGCAACAACATTTAATTTGAAAGGATTATCCGAGGCAGTAAAACCATTAAGGCAAGCATGTAAATGGTAGTTTTAACATTGGCTGAGTTATAACCTCAGCCTTTCCATTCACTTTAATTTAGAAAAATTCTTATGGCTGTCAGAAAACTTCCAACTGGTAAATGGATTTGTGAATGCTATCCCAATGGCAAAACTGGCCCACGGATCAGAAAACAGTTCGCAACCAAAGGCGAAGCGATGGCCTTTGAGCGAAAGCTAGCCCCCAAAGAGATATCAGCAGATAACATTAAGCAGGCAATAAAGTTAAGTAATTTGGTTGAACGCTGGTATGAGATGCACGGTAAAACGCTGGAGTCTGGTCATTCGCGAAAATCCAAATTGGATGCAATTTGCATGCGGCTAAATGATCCCTATGTTACCGAGTTTGATAAAAATATGTTTGCGGTATACCGCGAGCAACGTCTTAACGGTAAATGGAATGCAAAAGGCAAGAGTGCACCAAAGCAAGCCACTGTTAACCGTGAACAATCGTATATTCATGCAGTATTTGCAGAATTAAAAAGATTGGGTGAATGGGTAGGAGAGAACCCTCTTGATGGAGTCCGCCAGTTTAAAGAGGGTGATCAGGAACTGGCCTTTCTTTATCTGGAAGACATAAAACGACTATTGGCAGCGTGTGATGAATCAAGGAATAAAGATTTAGGTTGTGTAGCTCGTATTTGTCTGGCAACAGGAGCGAGATGGGGAGAAGCACAGTCGTTAAGCCAGTCTCAAGTCATGCCTTATAAAGTGACTTTCACTCAAACCAAAGGAAATAAAAACAGAACCGTGCCTATTTCTAAAGAATTATATGAGTTGTTACCTAAAAGGCGGGGAGCTTTATTCTCGAATTGTTATGACGCATTCGAAAACGCTTTGAAAAAGGCAGGAATCATTTTACCAACAGGGCAGTGCACCCACGTTCTACGCCATACGTTCGCCAGCCATTTTATGATGAATGGTGGCAACATTTTAGTGTTACAACAAATATTAGGACATAGCTCCATTATGATGACGATGCGTTACGCACATTTTGCGCCCGACCATTTAGATGCAGCAGTCACATTAAACCCCTATGACCAACTAAAAAAGTTGAAAAAAAGTGGCGACGGAAAAACATATTAATTTATATAAATATACATCTGGATAAATTAACATGTTATTTTTCAGTAAGTTATTGATTGTAAAACATCATGCAAATTTTTTAAAATCCCTCGGCCTCTAGGCTGTGCGGGTTCAAGTCCCGCCCTGGGCACCAAACATAAGTTTACTAACGTCTACTCTAGTAAACTAACTCCTAGAAAGACCTGATAAATCAATCAGGTCTTTTCTTTTTATGTCTACTTTAGTCCATTGCAATCAACATGCACCACGGGGCATAATCTGGGGCACCTACACTTCTATTTTTAAATGTGCCCCTAAAAAATGAAACCAAACGCACGACAAATCGAAGCAGCAAAACCCAAAGAAAAAACCTACAAACTCGCTGATGGTGGCGGACTCTATTTGGAGATCACCTCACGCGGCTCTAAATACTGGCGTATGAAGTATCGCCGCCCTACCGATAAGAAAGAAGACCGACTGGCTTTTGGTGTTTATCCGGTAGTGTCTTTAGCCGATGCTCGTGCTAAACGGGATGAAGCCAAAAAACTCATAGCCCAAGGCTCTGACCCCAAAGCAGAGAAAAAAGGGGCACAAGCCGAATCAAAAGGGGCACCTCCCTTTGAGCAGATAGCCCGTGAATGGCACGCCAGCAATAAGCGATGGAGTGAAGATCACAGCAACCGCATTCTGCGCAGCCTTGAACATTATATTTTTCCTCATATTGGCAAGCTCGATATTTCCACTTTAAGAACAAGCCAACTTTTAGCGCCTATCAAATCCGTTGATGCTGATGGTAAACACGATATCGCTCAGCGATTACAGCAACGTGTAACATCCATCATGCGATATGCTGTTCAGAATGATATTCTTGAATCTAATCCCGCAAATGATATGTCTGGCGCGCTTTCCACTGTAAAAGCCAAACATCACCCAGCACTCCCCCACGAACGCTTACCTGAATTTCTTACCCGTCTTTCTCACTATCGCGGGCGCTTGATTACTCAAATTGCTGTAGAACTGACTTTATTAACGTTCGTCCGTTCCAGTGAGTTGAGATTTGCCCGTTGGGAAGAACTTGATCTTGAAAATGCAGTCTGGAAAATTCCCGCCATAAGAAAACCCATTGAAGGCGTTAAATTCTCTGAGCGTGGCATGAAAATGAAAACTGAGCATATTGTGCCGCTGAGTCGTCAGGCCGTATCTCTCTTTAAAACCTTGCAGGGTTTGAGTGGAGAATGTGAGGTGATGTTTCCTCATGACCATAATCCGGCAAAAGTCATGAGCGAAAGTACCGTAAATAATGCCTTACGCGGTATGGGATACGACACCAAAACAGAAGTTTGTGGTCATGGATTTAGAACAATGGCGCGTGGTGCGATGGGTGAATCGGGATTATGGAACGATGACGCAATAGAACGCCAATTAAGCCATGTGGAAAGAAAGAACGTCCGTGCTGCGTATATTCACACATCTAAGCATCTGGATGAACGGCAGCTAATGGTTCAATGGTGGGCTGATTATCTGGACGCAAATAGAGAAAAATATATAACTCCATATGACTTTGCTAAAAAACGGCGGAAATAATTTCATCTGGAACTATATATTATATTGCGTATCTGAGACATCAGGTAAATATAATATTTTATTAAGGTGTACTGGCTAATTTTATACCAGTCCGTAGTATCGTTACGGGTTGATATATTTTCCATCGTTAGTATTTTCTAACTAAAAATGATTAATAATCAAAATAATAAGATGTAACACACTCTTTGTATGAAACGGATTACTATTCCAATGTGATGATCTCACATTGGAACTTCGGTTTAATTATCCCTGTTCTAATAACGTCTAGAAACATCAAATATAGATAAGTTAACAGGGAAAACCACATGTCAATAATTACCACACCTAAAGAAAGTCTTATTCGTTTATCAGAAGTTCAACGCAGAACAGGTTATAGCAAAGCGTGGATCTATAGACTTATTGGAGAAGATAAATTCCCGAAACAAATTAAAATTGGCACTCGCTCAGTTGCTTTTCTTGAATCAGAAGTTGATGGCTGGATAGATCAACGTATAGCTGAATCTCGCGGCGTAGTAGCACAATGAAAGCAAAAAGGGTAATACAGTGAATGCTACCCTTAACTTGCTATCTTTTAGAGAGTTAGTTAACTATCAGATTTATTATTGGTTGGTTCAGCCTTTTGGCTCTACACCCAGTCTTTCTAATTCTTTGCGGCCTAATGTTTTTAACCAATTACCTAAAGTAATTCCTGCATCGGACGCAGCATCTTCAAATTGTGCTTTTAATTCTGGTGTTATTCTGATTTGGAAAGTGGGAGACAAACCTTTTCCTTTTTCAGTTTTGTCTCTTTTTAAGATTGACATGTACGTACGTAACCTTATAGCATGTGATTTATTATGTACGTACTTTATCACGGTGTATGTACAAAAAGAAACGCCCCCGAATGATATTGACCGTATCAAACGAGGGCTAACCACCAACGATAACTACAATATCGAGGTAGCTATGTTTCAATATACCTTTCTAACTGGAAAGGGCAAAGCCCGTTTACCTAAATTCTTCCCTATGTACCTTATCTCCATTCTGGAGGTGAGCCATGTTTAAGCTCATTATTACAACCACAAATCAGCATATTGGCGAGATAAAAAAAGAAACAATCCGTTACAAATACAAGACATTGCGCGGAGCAGAGAAAGCCGCCATGCGTATTCGCCATTCTTGCATACCAGATAATAAATCTATCGACATTGAAATAGTCAGAACGTACGAACGTCGAGCGCCTATTTCACTTACTCAGGCTATGCACAACACGGGGCTGGCAACTTCTTTATTCTACGTCATTCTTGAAAAAGCCAAAGACGAATGCTCTATCGATTTAAATAACCTGATTGCGTTAGCCTGTGATATCAATCAGGACGTTTACCATGCGCTTCAAGCGGCTGTTTACGAGGAATAAAGCATGAGTCAATCATCTTCATATGGATATAAAGCTCATAAAAGCAGCGTAGAAACCCACCCGATAAACATTATCCGAACAGTGAAACAATCAGCTATGAATCATTGGCAAAGCTTGTTGCCAGCCTGTGGCGTTGATGTTCCGGCAAAGAGTAAGCATGGTGCTTGCCCGATATGCGGCGGTACTGACCGTTTTCATTTTATAGATGATAACCATCACGGCGATTGGCATTGTCGCCAGTGTGACCAGCCCAATCATGGCGATGGTTTGGATTTAGTGGCGAGAGCTAAAGGCATCACTATTCTGGCAGCGGCTAAGCAGGTTGCTGATGTGCTGGCAATGCCGTTACCTGAACCTATATTCAAACCAGTCAAAGAGCAGCCCCGAACAGTAAAACCCATTGCAGAACGGATCGCGGTGCTGGTGGAAAAGTCGATAAGGGGAGAATCTCAGTATTTGGTGAAAAAGGAGCTGCAATACCCCAATCAGCGGTTATTACAGGGTTCTCTATTATTGGTGACTCAGACACTAAGCGATACCAATACGGGCGCACAAATCATCAAGCCTAACGGCGAAAAACGCCTTGTTTCCGGCACGCAGAAGAAAGGGAGTTTTATTCCGGTATCTGAAATTACCGGAACGCCGGACACCATCATCATTACAGAGGGTTACGCGACAGCACTCACTGCTAGCCAGTTACATAAGGGCGTGGTACTGGCTGCCATTGATGAAAGTAATTTACTGAATGTAGCCGAATTGGTCAGAAAACAGTGGCCTGAATCGAAAATCATTCTTGCTGCCGATAATGACTGGCATTCACAAGGCGAACGGGACAAAAACGGCAAGCTCAAAAAGAATGTGGGCAAAATAGCGGCAGAAAAGACCGCTAAAGCGATTAATGGCTGGGTAACGTTACCGCCAATGGAATATAAAGCCGACTGGGACGATTATCGTCAGCGTCACGGCATAGAGGCAGCAAGGCAGGCATTCAGCAACGGATTATATCAGGTTGGAGAGAAAAAACTCATGGAAGCAGAAGCGGCAGTGATCCACGAAACTAAGCCCAAAAAGGCCAATAACAATCTGGCACAAATGGCAGCCAGTCAGCGCGGGGCATTGCTGGTTGAGCATTACAAAAAAATCGCGGTACATGCTGAAAGCGAAGCAGTTTATCACTATAACGGCACAACATGGGAAACCCTGTCAGATAACGAGCTTCGTCGCGCAATGGTGGCAATTTTTGACCAGCACGACACTCCGTACAGCCCAAACGGGATCAATAACGCTATCTGCGCCATGAAATTACAAATTCCGGTCATTGGCGAACAACGGTCGGATTTAATCGGGTTTTGTAATGGTGTGTATGAGCTATCGACACAACAATTTACCCCACTCCAGCCGGAACACTGGCTAATTAATCATAACGGCATTGCATTCACACTGCCTGTTGTCGGTGAAAATTTACCAGACCATGCCCCCGATTTTTACCGCTGGTTATCCCATGCAGCGGGTCAGAATGAAAACAAAATGAATCGTATCAAAGCTGCCCTGTTTATGATTCTGGCAAACCGTTATGACTGGCAGCTCTTTATTGAAGTGACAGGCGAAGGTGGTAGCGGTAAAAGTGTGTTTACTTATATCGCTACCTTATTGGCAGGCGAACATAACACCGCCAGTGGCAATATGAGAGCACTGGATGAAGCCAGAGGCCGTTATCAGTTTGTCGGCAAGAGCTTAATTACGCTGCCCGATCAGGTTAAATATGTCGGTGAAGGGGCAAGCATTAAGGCCATTACAGGCGGCGACCTGATTGAAGTTGACGGAAAATACGAGAAGCAGTTTTCAACGATTATTAAAGCTGTCGTACTAGCCACCAATAACGAACCGATGAGTTTTACAGAACGCAATGGCGGTATAGCACGGCGGCGGGTGATATTTCCGTTTAATATTCCAGTCAAAGAATCGGAGAAAGACCCACAATTGACGGAGAAAATCAGTCGGGAGCTTTCAGTGATTATTCGTCATTTATTAACAGAATTTGCCGACCAGAATAAGGCTAAAAAACTGCTACAGGCGCAACGCGACTCGAACGAAGCGTTAACGGTAAAAAGTCATTCCGATCCGTTGTATCGCTTTTGCGATTACCTGGTGTCTGTCAATGATGCAACTGGAATGAAGATGGGCAATAAGAACATCAACCCACGCGCACCGAGATTATACTTGTATCACGCCTATCTCTCTTTTATGGAAGCACACGGCTTTGAACGTCCGCTGACACTAACAAAATTTGGTGAATCCATCCCCAAGATTATGCTGGAGTACCGAAAAGAGTACCGAAAAGTGCGAACCAAGAAAGGCTTTTCCTACAACGTTGAATTATCAGAAGAAGCCGAAGAATGGCTACCGTCAGTGCCTGAGCGTCGAGATTTCACGTCACCTATATAAAACTTTTGGCTTTAAGTCTGCATTCCATACACTATTTCAATTATCTATCTGTATTTAAAAGAAAATAATAGATGTATAGTTATTTTTTAACTATACATCAACTCTACATTCTCTTCATTAATCTAAAAAGTGGGTGAACAGATGATACAGTCAGTGAATATCATATTAATTGCATCAAACCCATATGTAGCAAGGCTTTCAGGGTATTGTGCAGAGGGTGCATAACTGAGAGGGTGAAAAAGATTTTCAGGGGATATCTCTGGTAGGAAAACTAAATATTCTAATTTAACGTGCTCATTTTTCTGTTTAAGGAAGCAATTAGTAGATAAAAATATCTTTATGTTTTGATATATATCAAAGCATAATTCAAATTAACAAACTAAATAATCGTTTTTATAGGCTGTCTAATGGCATGTTTTTTATGTTAGGATAATCAATGTCACTTAATTTAATGTATATATGACTCATTGAGTCATAGGATTTTTAATTACCATGTTATAGTTTTTATCATTATTATTTTTATTCATGGAAAATTAGGGATATAGCTATTGACAGTGACAGGCAGATAAATAACTATGTGCTTTATTGTTATAAAATCAAAAGGAAACGAAATGGCTAATATTATTTACATGACCTTAAATGGTAAAAAACAAGGATTGATCTCAGCAGGTTGTTCAACTTATGATTCAATTGGTAATAAATACCAAGAGGAAAACAAGGATAAAATATTGGTTTATTCTATAGACCACGATATTAATAGAGAACAGAATGTAAACCATCACCCTATAGTAATAGCAAAACCAATCGATAAATCATCTCCATTATTAGGGGTTTCCATATCAAATAATGAACATCTAGATTGTTTACTTGAAATCTATAGAAATAGTTCAGCAGGGGGATTGGAAAAATTTTATTCTATCAAATTAACGAATGCCACTATAAAAAACATCTCCAGCCATTATCCTAATTCACTAAGCCACAATGATATGCAACCATATGAAAGTATAACAATTTCATATGATAGCATAACATGGACACATCACATTGCTGGCACATCAGGCTACAGTATAAGAGAAGAGAATGTATTTTAATTCTTCTCAACCAAAAACAAAATGGTACGGTCAGTATCATTTTGTTTTATACTTATAGTAGTACCATCTTTGCGCCAGCGTTCATCTCCCCAATACTTATCGAAGTATTTTTTAAAACCCATATTTTCAGTATATTCTATTAATTCTACCAAACGATTAGATTTTACATTTGAAAAGGTGATTTCGTTAGTCATTGTATTATTACCGTCTGGGGAGTCGTAATATATGATGTAATCACTCGAAATCAAAGGCGCATTCTTAATCTCATTAAAGGTAAACATATAATAATAAATGAAATTTCTTTTCGTATATGATACGTTGACATTAGCTAATGAGGCAATAAAAAAAATAATGCCAATAATTAAAGAAAATATAACTATACATATACGTATAAAATTACTCAACCGCAATCCCAGCATATTCTTTACCTATATTAACCCAACTTGCATCTTCAATGAGAGTCACATCTTGACTAGTTCTTATATTACTTATAGGTTTTATAGTATCCAGAAAACTTGGCAAGGGAACGTGATAAGGAATTGTATTGTTGGGGTATTTTTCAGGGTCGGGAAATAATAGCGGTTTAAAAGATTTATTTTTATATTTTCCTATAGCTCCGTAGTAATCCCATCGCTTGAATGCTTTTTCTTTACTCACCACCCCGACTTGGGGTAAGTATTTTATATCATTAATTGCCTGATAAAAACCGAATAAGTTAGAAATCAAGTCCTCACCACTATAACCACTATCCGAAACTAATGTAAAAGGAAAGGAATCTTGGTATGATTCAAATGAATGAGTTGTATACATCATAATAGTAAGAGCAACTCTTTTTTTATCATGTAAAGATAAACCCTTTCTAACTTTCCATCTTGTTTTTATCGATGTTCCATAGTTACGTCCCTTGCCCATATATTGGACATATCTAACAATAAAATGCGATTTATGAGTTGTTTCATCCCCCAAAGCAAGAGAAATCATTAGTTTCCTTGCGTCATCACCATTAGCATGACCCAAATCTAACCACCCTAATTTTTCTGTATAAACCAATCGCCCATTTTGTATGTCACTTCTTTTAGTCATTTGGACTCCTGTCATTTAGTTAAGTGCGCTATAATATTTTATACATACAACATTACGCAAAATGCATGTGTAGATAAATTTCAACACAAACCAATTGTTCAACCCTCAACCCAAAATTCTGTGGATACGATAATATAACCACTTTATATATTAGTAAATATCAATATTTTCGTAAGGTACAATCATAATCTTAGACGATAAATATGATTGGTTCATGGTAAAGGATATTTTCTTTATAAAAATATTATATTCTAATTTTTAATATGATAAAAATAAGACTTTTCTTGTTTTTGCATTAAGCAATGAATGGTTGGAATTATAACAAATGGTAATTTACCAGCTCTAAATTATCTTAGTAATATTGCACCTTATTAATTTTCGATACCTTATTGATAGATATTCAATATCTATGCTTTTGTATGCTTGTTAAACATAATCAGGATTCTTTCTTATTATTTTTCATAGTGTTAAAAGTTTGTTTATCGAAAAATAAATTAATTAAAAAACACCATGAAAAAACTACTCGAATTACGCCAGAAAAAATCCGATTTAACCCAACAAATGCGTTCACTGCTCACCAAAGCTGAAAACGAAAAACGCTCGCTCAATGTCGATGAAGCCAAAGAGTTCGACGAACTGCGTAGCCAGTCCGACACGCTGAATACTGAAATTGCCCGTTATGAGTCTTTAGCTGATGAAGAACGCAGTCAGGCAAAAAGCCAACCGACCAGCAAAAAACTCAGCAATGATGAATTACGCCACTATGTTCTGACTGGTGAAACTCGCTCCCTGTCTACGGGTGTTCCGTCTGAGGGGGGCTATACCGTTATCCCTGAGCTGAACAAACAAATCATGCAACAACTGACTGATGAGTCAGTCATGCGCCGGATCTGTACGGTAAAAACCACACGTAGCAACGAATATAAGCAATTGATTTCAGTCGGTGGCGCTGCCGTGGCACACGGAGAAGAAGGCAAGGCACGCAGTGAGACAACGACACCGAAGATGGAAGAAGTCAGCATAAAGCTGTTCCCCATTTATGCCTACCCCAAAACCACCCAAGAAATTATCGATTTTAGCGATGTCGATATCTTAGGCTGACTGACTTCCGAAATTGCAGACACATTTGTTGATACCGAAGAAACGGATCTCGTGACCGGTGACGGCAGTAAGAAAGCGAAGGGCTTCCTGTCTTATTCCCGTGATACCCAAGCTGACAAAGTACGTGCATTTGGTACATTGCAAAAACTGGAAGTTACCGCGCTTTCCGCCGATAGCCTGATTGACCTTAAGTTCCTACTCAAGAACAAGTATCGTAAAAATTCAGTCTGGGTGATGAACTCCAGTACAGCCGCGCAGGTGCAGAAGCTGAAAAACGGCAATGGCGACTATATCTGGCGGGAACGTTTACAGGCGGGTGATCCGGATATGCTGCTGGGCTTGCCTGTCCATTACCTCGAATTTATGCCGGAGGGTGTGATCGGTCTGGGTGACTTCAAACGCGGCTATTTCATTGTTGACCATGAAACGGGCATTCGTACCCGTCCTGACAATATCACCGAGCCGGGATTTTATAAGGTTCATACCGATAAATATCTGGGTGGCGGGCTGGTGGATCCCAACGCGATTAAGGTACTGGAAGTGAAAACATCCAGCAACTAAGCAGAAGGGGTATCGCGCCCTTTCCAAGCCTTGGAGTCCATCAATGAAGAATGATTTTGAAATCCGCACAGCTTCACTGTCTGCCCGCAATAAGATGCTGACAGGTTATGTGATTAAGTGGAACAGCCGATCACACGTGCTGTGGGATGAGTTTATCGAACAATTCGCACCGAATGCATTTAACGCCAGTTTAGCGGCAGGCGCTGATATCAGAGCGTTGTACGAGCACGATCCGATAAACCTGTTAGGCCGTACCACGTCCAGCACATTGCAACTTGTCGAAGATGCCACCGGATTACGTTTCGAGTTAACCCCGCCAGATACGCAATTGGGGCACGATGTGCTCACGTTGGTTGAACGCGGGGATATACAAGGCATGTCCTTTGGTTTTCGTGCCATTAAAGATCAGTGGGATACCAGTCAGACACCTTATATCAGAACAGTATTGGAGGCTGAATTACGGGAAATCACCATAACCAGCTTACCTGCCTATCCTGAAAGTGGCGTTGAGATTGCCAAGCGTTCACTGAATGCCGCTAAACCCTGCTTTGTGGATTTGCGTCATTACTGGTTGCAACTGTCCGAGGTGTAATGATGTGGCCTTTTAAGCGTAAAACACCTGAAACCCGCAGCATGGGTATTGATGAGTTTCTTTCTCTGGCAGGCATATCTAATACCAAATCGGGCGAACATGTTTCCCCCTCGACGGCAGAAGGTTTACCCGCCGTGATGAACGCGGTTACCGTCATTAGTGAAGCGGTAGCCTCCATGCCTTGTTATCTCTATCGGGTTCAGCACCAGAACAGCAAAGAATCCCGCGAATGGTTGAGCGATCACCCCGTTGATTACTTGCTGAATGAATGTCCGAATGACTGCCAGACACCGTACCAGTTCAAAAGAACCCTGATGCGTCATTGTCTGCTGAATGGCAATGCGTATGCAGTGATTGTCTGGGGGCAGGATGGTCAGCCACAATCATTGCACCCTTATCCGCCGTCAGCGGTTGTACCCCAACGATTATCCGATCACCGGTTTGCGTACACTATCACAGAACCCTATAGCGGCAAGGTAAGAACTTATTTACAGGAGGAAGTGCTGCATCTGCGCTATGCCACCGAAGATGGTTTTCTTGGGCGATCGCCTGTTACCGTTTGCCGTGAAACTCTGGGTTTGGGGCTGGCACAACAGCGCCACGGCGCCAGCATTATGAAAGATGGCATGATGGCGGCGGGGGTGATTAAAGCCGCTGACTGGCTGGATGGGATCAAGGGAAGTAAGGCACTGGAAGCCCTCGAACGTTATAAGGGTGCTCGCAATGCAGGGAAAACGCCGATTCTTGAAGGCGGGATGGAATACCAGCAGCTAGGCATGAGTAACCAAGATGCGGAATGGCTGGCCTCCCGTCGCTTCACCATTGACGATATCGCCCGTATGTTCAATGTCAGCCCGATCTTTCTGCAAGAATATTCGAACAGTACCTACAGCAACTTTAGCGAGGCCTCCCGCGCTTTTCTGACCATCACTATGCGCCCGTGGCTTGCCAATTTTGAACAACAAATCAAAGCGGCCTTGCTGATGACTTCGCCAAAGCGGGGTATGCGTTATCAAGTGGAATTTGATACTGCCGATTTGCTGCGTGCCAATCCGAAAGAACGTTTCCAGAGTTATGAGACGGCGATTAAATCCGGTGTCATGTCACCGAATGAAGCCCGCGAACGTGAGGGATTATCGCCCCGTGAGGGCGGTGATGAATTCAGTCAGGCATGGAAACAAACGGTTGAAGTGAAAAAACCTGTGGAGAACAAGGCATGAGAGCAGGCAGGTTGAGGCACCGAATCACCCTTCAGAAAAACGAATCAAGCCGCTCACCGATGGGGTCGGTGATAAACAAATGGGTGGATGTTGCTGACGTTTGGGCAGAAGTACAGCCGATTAGCGGGCGGGAACTGGTCGCCTCCGGTGCTGTGCTATCCGAAGCTACCGTGCGTATCTGGCTGCGTTACCGTGATGATATCACCACAACAAATCGCATTATCTATCAAGGTGCCAGCACCCACGGTAAGAGCTTTGCCATTGTTGCCGTTATCCCTGATCCGAAACACTCCCGTCTGGAACTGCTTTGCAAGGGAGGCGTGAAATATGTCTGATATTGAAATTTCCCTCAGTGAAATCAAACAACATTGCCGGATTGATGAAAGCGACGCCCTTGATGATGCGTTATTAATGGCGTATGCCGAAGCCGCGCTGGAAGTCTGTCAGCAACATATCGGTAAGCGGTTTGATAATGGCTTGGCTTTTACGCCAGCAATCAAAGTAGGCTGCCTGCTTTATATCGGGTTGCTGTATGAAAATCGGGAAATGGCAACGGATATTGAGCTAAAAGAAGTCCCGTTTACCATTAAATCACTGTGGTCAGTCTATCGCGATGTGGGAGTCTACTGATGCCGTGGCAGCCCTTAAAGCGATGTAGCTATCCACACTGCCGCGAGCGGGTGAAATCAGGCCGATGCGAACAACACCAGCGGGAAGCCAGACGCCAGCAGGACAAGCAACGCGGCACCCGAACCCAGCGAGGCTACAGCAATCAATGGGGACGCTATCGGCTGCACTACCTGAAAGCCAACCCATTATGTGCTCATTGCTTACAGCAAAGTATTTACACGCCTGCCATCATTGTAGATCACATCATCCCGATACAGGGTGATGCTGATGTGCTGTTCTGGCCTGCATCGAACCATCAAGCATTATGCCAGACCTGCCATAACCGCAAGACCGTACAGACAGACCCCATGACCAAAGCAAAGCGCAAGCAGGGTGCTTATCGAGAGCAGGAAACCGAAGCGACAAGGTATCGTGATTGGTTATCAAAAGAATAATAACGAAACGAAATAACGGGGTGGGGGTATCAAAAATGACAAATGCCCCTCCCAGCGGAACCGCCCCCTCCTTCAATTTTTACGCACGGCAGTTTTTTTGAAAATAAAACGACAAGGAAAACAATCATGGCAAGAGCGCCAAAACCGCCTACTTACCTTAATGATATCGCCGCCAGCCAATGGAAGGCCAAAGGTAAAATTTTAGCTGAGCGGGAAGACCTGAACGCCGCTGACTGGAACAATTTAGAATTGTATTGCGTGAACTATGCCATTTACCGAAAAGCCGTGGCAGACCTTGATATCAGGGGCTTTAGCATTGTAAACAGTCAGGGCAGTGAAAGCCGAAATCCATCATTGAGCGCTAAAGCCGATGCCGAGAAAATCATGATAAAAATGTCGTCGTTGCTGGGTTTTGACCCCGTGTCACGGCGTAAAAATCCGGTGGAAACCGAGGAAGAAGACGAGCTGGATCGCCTATGAACGCATGGGAACAGTACGCTTTTGATATCGAAAACGGCAAAATTCCGGCCTGTAAGCGCGTAAAACAGGCCGTTAAACGCTACTTTAACGACCTGAATAACCCGCTTTATGTGTTTGATTTGGAGGTTGTAGCACGGTTTATTGCCTTTTCCCGTGTCTGTCCGCATGTCAAAGGCCATTTGCGCGGTAAACCCATCATGCTTGAGCCGTGGCAGCAGTTCGCCTTTGCGAATCTGTTTGGCTTCAAAGTGAAAGTGGCCGGACGTAGAAAATACCGCAGTGCTTATATTCAGGTGCCACGCAAAAATGCGAAATCGACGGTGGCTGCAATACTGGCTAACTGGTTTCTGGTGATGGAACAAGGCCAGCAGGATATTTACACCGCCGCCGTAAGCCGTGATCAGGCGCGAATTGTGTTTGATGATGCCCGCCAGATGAGCCTGTTATCAAAGCCATTGAAAAAACGAGTAGCTATCCAGCAACACAAAGTTACTTATCCAAAGACTAACAGTTTGTTAAAACCATTGGCCGCCAAAGCCGCTACGATTGAGGGTACAAACCCCAGTTTGGCAATTGTCGATGAATATCACTTACACCCTGATAATGCTGTTTACAGGCAGTAATGTTATTTCAGCCTGTAAACAGCATTATGATTATTGCTGCCAGATACTGGATGGCGAAGAACAGAACGAATCCCTGTTTGCCCTGATTTACGAACTGGACGACGAGAAAGAGATTGATGATGAATCCCTTTGGATAAAAGCTAACCCTAATCTTGATGTATCGGTAGACAGTGCCGCCTTGCATGACACAATCCAGAAAGCGCGAGGCATTCCCTCACAATGGACGGAAATGCTAACCAAACGCTTTAATATTTGGTGTCAGGGTGAAACCCCGTGGTTGGGTGAAGGTGCATGGAAAGCCTGCCAGACTGATTATGATGAAAATGATCTCAAAGGGCTGGAGTGTTACGCCGGACTGGATTTATCTTCAACAGGTGATATAACCAGTCTCTGTTACACGTTCCCCGTGGATAATGAACTGTTATTACTGACCCGTCATTACTTACCCGAAGCGCAGTTACAAAACCCCGCCAACAAGAATCGGGCTGTGTATCGACAATGGGCGCAAGCAGGCTGGATACGTACCACCGCAGGCGATTGCATTGATTATGACTGTATCCGTGATGATATTCTCGACGACAGCCAGCAGTTTGATATCAAGCTGGTGGGTTTTGACACATGGAATGCCACGCATCTACGTACCCAATTACAAGGCGTGGGGCTGGATGTTGAGCCGTTCCCGCAAACCTATATGCGCTTTAGCCCCGTGGCGAAATCTGCCGAGGTATTCGTTAACCGCAAAGTTATTCGTCACAATGGCGATCCGGTGCTTACGTGGGCAATGTCCAATGTGGTGATGGAAACCGACGCGAACGCTAATATCAAACCGAACAAGAGAAAATCAGCGAATAAAATCGACCCTGTGATTGCGTTCCTGATGAGTTTTGGCACATGGCAGATAGAGCATGAAGAGTTTGCGTTTAGCTTAAGTGAAGAGCAGCAAGAGCACCTTAACATGTTCAATGGGATATAACGTAAAAAGTTAAGCTGTTTTACTGATTCGCTTATTGAACCAGATAAAACAATTCGTTAAAGTATCTCCACCATTGGCAAAATCTAATGGTCAGGGTTTCGCAGCCTTGTAAGCATACTTTCACTGGTAGGAAGTTTCTATCAGTGCGTCTGTTATCGCCTTTTCAATGGTGATTCAGACGGGGGAGGCTTCGGCCTCGCCGGTTAGTATGCACCGGTACTGCGAACCCCGTCTGGATTGCCACCATCAATGATTAATTAATGGAAGGGGTAGCAGATGATTGAAATTAAAAAAGACTGGCATCAAGCCGATATTATTGCTGCATTACGTAAGCGTGGTACAACCTTAGCGGCTGTTTCTCGCAACGCCGGGCTTAGTTCATCTACATTGGCAAATACTCTTAGTAGACCGTGGCCTAAAGGTGAATGGATTATTGCTAACTATCTTGGAATACATCCCTCAGAAATTTGGCCTAGTCGATATTTTGATATGAACGGTCAGATTATTGAGCGTAAATTTCGTGACAAAATTTTATAAGAGCTACATTTAAAATTTGTTATATGTTATTTATGATAAGCACAAATTTCATATTATTTGTGCTTTTTTATAGAATATTTATTTAAGAATATTAAAAATATTAGTTTGTTTTTTTAATATGCAAGAACTCATTGATTATTAAATTTTTATATGGGATGAATTTCTATAATATCTATGAAAAATGCTATATTTAAGAAATGAAGCATTATAATAATTAGTGCAATCTTTTGGAGGAAAACATGAGCGCACCCATAACGATTATTTTTATTATAATTTCTATTATTATAGTTTCTTTTGTTTTTATGATTAAAAAATACCCGTTAAATGAAAAGAGATTAGATAAACAAAATCTTTTTTGGTTTTCTGTGACTTTACCAATTATTCTTTTTTTTACATTTGGTCTCTTTGTATGGACAGGTTACAATATACGTTTAGATGAAAAAGGATTCAGTACTTTTCTAGAAATAAGTAAACTCCCATTAGCTATTTTGGCTTTATCTCCGGTATTTGGAGTTATTATATCAAATATTCACAGAACTATACAAACAGACGAGCAGATCAAAAAAACATCTTTTAAGAACAATATGGATGCTTTTTATGCTCATAATAAATATATCCTTGAAGGACTAATGGATATAAATATTATTAATTGTTACTCCGTCGAAAATAAACATGAAAAATATGTTTCGTACTTTAAAAAAATTACAGGTGACATCGAGTGTTTCAATAAATATAGAGTCAATGAAAATGTAATAATTAAATCACCTAAAAGATTATTCTCAAAGATGTATAAAAAAACAATGAATTAAGGGATAGTTTTGAACCAAAACTAAATCTTGATTTTGCAGAGAAAATGAATAGTAGCATAGAGAAAGTGACTAAGGCGTTAACGTCTTTTGATTGTTGTTTTTCAGTGGAAAAAGGCTATGTGGAAATAAAATTAGATGAAAAAAACTTTAATTACTACGAAGGCTTTAATGCTTTAAAAAGTGGAATTGAAGAATTGAAATCTATCTTCAATATAGAAGATTTCTTACCTCTAGATTACTTCGATGAATTTCTTTCCAGTGAAGAGTATCATATTATTTTCAATAAAAAAAATGACAACGGCGATGATAAAGAAAATCATAGTATGATAGAAGAACAATATGATATATTATTAGAGTCTTTTATCATATTTTGTGAATTTACTGTTAATCATTTGAAATCTCTTTCAAAAGTGATTAATGAAGTATCAGAGTTGATTTCTAATGATCCAATCTATGATGTAGATGGTGATATTGAATTACCAAATATTATCTTAGACAATAGCCATGATTGGTCTTTTTCAAAGCTTCATGATCTTCCTTTCTATTTTAGAAATGGCATAGGTATTGATTCTGTTTAATATATTATTACTGTATCAATTTAGCGGAAGAAAAATTTACTAAAATGATATGCGATTGCTAAGATATAGGAGAACAAGCGATAAGGGGCACAAAAAGGGGCATAAAATCAATAAGTAAAAATAAATTCAACTAATTCAATTAACTAACTTATTTTACTAGTCCCGCCCTGGCACCATATAAAAACTTGCGGTAATACAGCGAGTTAGGGTTAGAAAGAGCCACCTTCAAGGTGGCTTTTTTCTTTGATGAAAATCACATTCCTAATATCTTCCTAATATTCTTTCCTAATATCATTTCGTCCGTTGTCCGCCGACAACCGGAACAACTTCAATTTTTCTGTTGTATCTTGCGGTTTGGGTAATATTTTTATGGCCGGAAATAACCTGTTTTTCTGCCAGTGTTCCGTCGAGATCTGAAATTCCTTTTGCTTTTAGGTCGTGAAAGGTGAAATTAAAATCCAATTCAGGGAAGGTTTCTTTCGCCAGCTGCTTGGCTTTTTTCCAGCGGCTGTTAAACCCATCACGAGTATATTTATGACCAGAAGCCTGACAAATGACATAAATGCTAAAAATACCGGGGTCGGTAATTAATGTTTCACTCAGCTTCACAGCATCCTCTAAGCGTTTTGTCCATGCCTTAATTTGTTGTTTACCCGTTTTACCTTGGCGGATAAAGATCCCTTGTTCCATTAATTGTGAGCGGGTGAGTGACAAAACGTCGGCTTGTCGTGCACAACATAAATAAGCCAGTTCCATTGCCATTTTCACAATGGTAGGTGAAACAGAGTAAAGGGCAGTATATTCTGTATCGGTGATATACCGTTCCCGCGCTTTCTCTTTGTACTGCTTCACACCGGTACACGGATTACCTTTCACCATGCCGCGCTCATATCCCCATTTGTAAACACGGGAGAAGAACGTTTTCTCGCGATTGGCCTGTGTTCTGCTCTTAAGCCCCCGTTTATCCATATACTTTCTGACATGTTCAGGTTTTACATTGTCCGGTGACATTTTCCCGAAGACCGGCAGCAACTTATTGGCGTATTTCTGATAGTCTTTTTTGGTCTCGGTCGCCAAATCTTGAAAAGTGGTTGAAAGCAGAAATTGTTTGATTAACTCTGAAACCGTATCTTCCTTCTGTGACATGTCATAGAGAATTCTTTCGTATTCCATCCAGATAACCGAAAGCGGAGCATCCAAAGGGCAGAGGGAGATTGATCCCCCTCTGGCCGGATGAAATTCATATTTGGTCTTTCCACGATAAACCCGCTGGGGTAATTTCGCATCAGCGGGGTTCTTCCTTGTTCTGGCCATAATTACATACTCTCGAAGTCGGGCACTTCCGCAGGGTTAGCGTGGCGTGTAACGGTCAAGGGATGGTTAAAGTGCTTCCACGTTGTTCTGGGTTTACCATCTTGCCGCATGATAAAGAAAATGCCGTGTCTGGTCAGTGATTCGCACTGTTTGGATGGGATCTGGTAACCGGTCAGTTCTTCCAGTTCCTTATCGGTGATAATGTCGCAGTGGTTTTTCATGGTCTTGCCTCATCATTGATAGAATGAGCTGATCAGCGGTGTTGCAGGCGTGGGCAATATCTGCCTGACCGCAAGGTGTGTTTTTGACACTGGCCGCTAATCGTCCCAATTTGATATCGAAATCAGTTAATAGTTGTTGTCCGGGTTGCCAAGGTTGCATGATGGTATTCCGTGTGGGGGATGTACCATCATGCTAGGCATTATGTAGCCAATTTTCTGATTAGGCTTAATCAGTTTTACCGGAGGAAGATGTGCTGTCGGTCTTCACCTTCTGATGGTGGTTCGCTGGCTCGATTTTGACTTCAGGCGGAAAATCGTAGAAGACAGCGCAGCGCCGGTCAGCCATGATCAGGCCGTTTGTGCCATCGGGCAGGGTGAGCCTGATGGGTTGGTAACGTTTATGTTGATGTTTAAGCATGGGTCTTGCCTCTTTGTTTTTTGCTAATCGCTATTCTTAATCGTGCGAGCTGAACAGTGGTCGGTTTGTATTCAGCGGGCACATGAGGATAGTATCGGTTAATCACGCCATGTTCTGGTTTAGAGACCAGCAGCAGGTTTTCAATGACGCAATTTTGTTTATCGTCATCTATAAACTTAATCACGCTGCTTTTAGGAATGTGCCCATGGTGTTGTTCCCACACTAACCGATGCTTAAGTACCCATTGATTGGGGTCTGCCACCTTTATTTTGATATACCCATCCTTGGTGCAGGACTCACTGCCGATAGGCTGATAGTTATGTGGGCGATGATGCTTTCTGAATGATCCTGAATTTGCCCCGGTTAACCCCTTCTTACCTTTATTGGCTGGGGAATGGCCTTGGGTAAAACATCCACTGCGGCCTGTTTTTAATTTTAAACGCTTACGTAATGCATTGATGGCGTCCGGGGAACGGGTAACGTTAAACTGCTGATTAAAGGCTGGGGTAAGTTTGCCCAGCCGCAATAAATAATGTTGCCGCATCCAGTTTTCCATTGCGGGGGTATAGACAAAGCGCGCCACTATTTAACCTCCAGATATTTGGGAGCATGCTGGATTTCGTTATCGCCTAACATTTTCTGCACTTTTAACGCCAATCTGCCATTTTCTACAATTTGGCTTGCCACATTAGAAATCGCTTTTGCGCGTGAAATTTCGTCTTTTAACCCTTCACCTTGCAAGCTTTCATCGGAAAGGCGTTCTAACTGGGCAAATAGGTGGTTGTGCAGATCTTCAAGATTGTTTTTCATCAGACCCTCCTGTTAATGCAATTGACCGCTATGGACACCAGAACCGAGTTGTGTCATTAGAGCGTGTTTCAATTGTTCCAATGTGTCCCGCTCCATGGGTGAAAAATCGGCGGTTCTGTCTGCTGACCAAGTCACTTCACATTGTGCGATTTCTTCGTTATAAAAAATGCTGACTTCGAGTTTTGCTGCCATCATATCCTCCTCAATATCCGGCGTACCGGACACAGTTTGATTAACGGTGTTAGCGAACCTGTAAACTTCTTTCCCCAATCTCGATATGGGCACCCGGAACGGTTTCACCCCGTTCGATAGCGGCTTTAATCGCTTTCTTATCCGGTGCGGTAATGGTCTGGACATCGACCAATTCATCAGGTAACAACATCTCGTTATCGATAATGACCCTAGCAACGCCCGGACGTGCACTAAAGGTATTTTTAGTAGTCTTCAGGCTGTTCATGTCCGCTTTCAGTAAACAGTCCAGAATATATTTTTTAAGGTGTTTAACCTGACCTTCAAAGGAACGCTTGCGTTCTGCCAACCGTTTGGCCTCGTCGTCCAGCGTTCTGGCCTGACCCTCAAGGTTACGGGCATGTATCATTACCGCATCCAGTTTGTCACCCAAAGCGCCTTCCAGCCCTTCAAGGGTGTCGGCGATTTCTTCCGGAGAGAATTCCCCGGCTTCGATTAATTTTTGCAGCTGATCATAGTCCGCTGCCAGTGCAATGGCGGTTGTGGTCATTGGTTTGCCTCTTCTAATTGAGTTAAACAGTCTTTCTCGATTTCATTTAAACGTCGCAGGCGACCGGACAGGTATTTCTCATAATCTTTGTCGCCTTTGGCCTTCGCGTTATCTAAATGTACGGTGATTTCACGGGTCAGCGTGGAAGCAATGCCTCTCAGTTCATTTTTAGTTACCGCTGTTTTCATGGTTTCGGTGTTGCGAGTAAACTTCTCGTCCAGTTCCTTGCGGAGACGGGTGAGATCTTCGGCTTTGTCACTGGCGGCCTTAATACCAAATTCAATTTTGTTCTCTGCCAGATATTCAGGGTTATCGTGCATGCCCATAAAGACATCGGCACTGAAACCCAGCATGGATAAGGCTTTTTTAATGGCATCGGTCAGGCTTTTTTTAATGACTTCACCATCCGTTTTTATGCCGTATTTGCTTTTGTAGAGATAAGGTGTTGCGCCGTAGCTTTCAATTTCACCCCGAATTTCTCCTTCAATCAGATACCAAAATAAGATCTTGATTGAATGGTTTTTTTCGCATATCAATGAGCCATCAGCATCACGCAATAGACGAAAACTGGTTTGTTTGTTGTTGGCGTCATATATGGGTTCGGAAATTGGCGCACCGTTAATCATTTTCTCTTCCAGTACCTGATAACCCCATCCTTCACCCACAGGGCCAAATATTTCAGTCGCCCGCATCAACATATAGTTGCTGTTGATACTGGTGCCGGTATAGCCCACACCTTCCAGCGGTTTGGTAAAACGGGGGTCGGTACGCTGAACGGCTTTCCAGATACGCAGATTGGCTTGCTGTTCGTCACCTTGTGCTTTGATGGTGTCTTCCAGTAAATTGGCGCGATGCTGGAAGTTATCATCATTAATGTTCTGGCCACTGACAGGCGGTAATGGTATAGCCTCATTCTCTGCCGTATCTGATTGTGCGGTTTCTTCTGTGATGATGTTCTCTTCTTTGGCTTGTTTAGTTTTTCTGGTCTTGCGGGGTTTGATTTCGCTTTTTACCGGTTTTTCGGGTATAGCTTCTGCTTGTTGGGCTTCAACTTCATTTGCAGCTACGTCCGTCGCAGCCGTATTTGGTGTTGAGGAGATCTCTTCAGAAATATTCGGGAACTCATTGGGAATATTGCCATCACCTAAAAAGCCATCCAAAAAGCCTTTCATTGCATCGGTATCAGTCAGAAGTTCAGGGCGGCGTTTACCTTCACGCACGACTCTGAAAAGGGTTTCCCGTGGAATAGAGAGGGCGTTGACTCTGATACGAAATGCCATAGACCAGCGTCGCCATGCTTCATCGCTGTCGGCTATCAATTGTTTGGCTGCCTGCATATTGTGCGACATAATCGCCCAGCAGTGGAAATCCCCATCCAGCAAAGCCAGGGCGATTTCCAGATCCAATGTGGCGTAAGTGTGGTCAAAATCACGGGCCGTTATGGCTGGACTTTTCGCAGGCTCTAGGGTTCTGGCCTGCCATGTTGTGCCGTTGAATTCATATTCAATCGCAAATTTTTCATCAAATGCACCAATGGGAGGGCGAGGTGAGCCAACGCGATCTTCACAGACAATCGGTGTGTCAGTATTAAATTTATCCATGTCATCAGGGTATACTTCCCCTAACAGTACAATGGCCATCGCACTTGCCATTTTGAGGGTATTGGCTTCAATGGCGGTGGCCAAAGCTACCGCACTGTTTTCCTGAGTCGCTGGTGTTGGCTCAAATACACAAATATAAGTGGTCATGGGTCTTACCTCTTGGTTAATAAGGAAGTTCCATATCGGAAACTGAAACGGGTTGGCCTTCGATGCACAGCAGTGATTGGATCTGGTCTTCAATCCGGTTTACTTCGGTCTGTGCATTGGCCAGCACCTTTTCTTTCTCGGCTTCGAGGGCATTGATCTGCGCATGAATGAGATCAGATTTATTGACTGATGGGAGAGGGATTTCCACATCATACTGAGAGACTAACGCGCCCCAATAGATTGTATTAGGGGATACACAAGTGAGGGTGTTGAACTCAATCTGCTTATCAACACCCTCTTTGGCATAAACATAAAGGGTGACATTTAACGTCTTCGGTTGTGCTTTCATAGCAACTCCTATATATTAACGTGGATCGATGAGTAATCATTGGTCTTGCCTCTTGGGGCGGATTGGTCTCCACCCCAAGCACTCCCGATAGCTTTGGTCGGCGACTCGGGGTAAAAGAACCCACTTCGGTGGGTTTTTTTACGGCTGTAGTAC